ACAAACCGCAACTCTGCAATTGCTAATGCTAAATCAAATGCTATTTCAACAGCAGAATCATACACAGATTCAGCTATCTCAACAGAAGTTACAAACCGCAACTCTGCAATTGATAATGCTAAATCAAATGCTATTTCAACAGCAGAATCATACACAGATTCAGCTATCTCAACAGAAGTTACAAACCGCAACTCTGCAATTGCTAATGCTAAATCAAATGCTATTTCAACAGCAGAATCATACACAGATAATCAAATTTCAAATCTTGTAAATGCAGCACCATCAACACTAGACACTCTTAAAGAACTTGCAGATGCAATTGGTGATGATCCAAGTTTTGCAGTTACAGTTGCAAATCATATTGACTCAGCTAAATCAGATGCAGAATCATATACAGATTCTGCTATATCAACAGAAGTAACAAATAGAAATAATGCAATTAATACTGCAAAAAATGCAGCAATTTCAACATCAGAAACATACACAGATAATGCTATATCTGGTGAAGTTTCTAATAGAAATTCAGCTATTGCAACATCTCTTTCTACCGCCGAGTCTTATACAGATACCGCTAAAAATGCAGCAATTTCAACATCTGAAACTTACACAGATTCTGCAATTTCAACAGAAGTAACAAATCGCAATTCGGCTATATTGACTGCTAAAAATCAGGCTATTTCTACTTCAGAAGGCTACACAGACACCGCTATTTCAACTGAAGTTACAAATCGCAACTCAGCTATTGCAACATCTTTAACTACTGCAGAAAACTATGCAGATACCGCAAAGTCATCTGCAATTTCTACTTCAGAAGGCTACACAGATAACGCTATATCAACAGAGGTAACGAACCGCAATTCTGCAATTGCTACTGCTAAATCACAGGCTATTTCTACTTCAGAAGGCTACACAGATTCTGCAATTTCAACAGAAGTAACAAATCGCAACTTTGCTATAGCAACTTCACTTACAACTGCTGAAGGATATACTGATACAAAGATTGCTACAGAAGTTACAAATCGCAACTCAGCAATTTTATCAGCAATTTCTACCGAAGTCACAAATCGCAACTCAGCGATTGCTACATCTTTGACTACCGCAGAAGGCTACACAGACTCAGCAATTGCTACAGAAGTATCTAACCGCAATACTGCAATTTCTAATGCTACTCAGCATATGGTTCAAACAACAGATACTGGCTCTGTTACTTCCGCCATGATTTTAGATGGAACAATTGTTGATGCTGATATCTCAACTTCCGCAGCAATCCTTGCAACAAAGATTGCGGGAACTGCAGTAACACAGGCAGATACAGCAACAGTTACAAATACAATGCTTGCAGGATCTATTGCAGATACCAAGCTTAACACAATTTCAACATCTGGCAAGGTTGCAAATTCTGCAACAACTGCAACAGATGCAAATACAGCATCAACAATAGTTGCTCGTGATGCATCTGGTAACTTTAGTGCAAACTTAATTACAATTAACCAAACACCTACATCAGCTGGACATGCTGCTTCTAAAGCATATGTTGATAACTTATCTGCAGGTATGAACTGGCATGCAGCTGTGCAAGCAGCAACAACAGGCGTACTCCCTGCATCAACATATACAGATGGAACAACAGACGCTAATGGAGGTAAAGGAATTGGAGCAACTCTTGTTGCTACAGCCAATGGAGCACTTTCCATAGATGGAGTAAACGTCTCAAATGGAAACCGTGTTCTTGTTAAAAATCAAGCAACATCTTCTCAAAATGGTATTTATACTGTTACATCAAATGGTGGAGCATCTTCAAAGTGGACATTAACACGTGCTACAGATTCTGATGATCATATTTTAAATCAAGTTGAAGCGGGAGATGCCGTATATGTACTTTATGGTGGTACAAATGGAAACCAATCATTTGTAGAAACTGCAAGCGGTACGGGAACAAATGGAGTATTGCTTATAGGTACAGATGCTCTTACATTTACACAGTTCTCAGGAGCAGCAACATTCGTAGCAGGAAATGGTCTTACACGTACAGGTAACCAAGTAGATGTTGTTTCTTCAACGCTTAATGTTACAGCAGATGCGATAGATCTACCTACAGTTTCACAGACAAACACTACAGGCGGAAACCTTGCAAATGGTATTGTTTCTGCAATTACAGTAGATTCTTATGGTCGTGTAACTGGCTACCAAACAGGTGCTCAAAACGTTGCAAGCACATCAAATAAAGGAATTGCATCATTTGACTCAGCATCATTTACCGTAACATTTGGAAATGTAGTAATTAAAAATGCTGGTGTCTCAAATGCACAACTTGCAAACAACTCAGTCACAATTGGTTCAACTTTGGTAGCACTCGGTGCAACCGCTTCAACTGTGGCGGGATTGACATTGACTTCTCCAGTAATTGCTCAAATTAGCAATACAGGAACACTTACACTCCCAACATCCACAGATACACTTGTAGGACGTGCAACTACAGATACACTTACAAATAAGTCTATTTCAGGTTCTACTAATACACTATCTAATATTGGTAACTCAAGCCTTACAAATTCTTCAATTAGCATAAATGGCACATCAGTTTCACTTGGTGGATCTGTATCAGGACTTGCTACAAATGCTTCTCCTACATTTACAGGAACTGTTACACTCCCGCTTACAACTGCAGGATATGTAACAACAACTTCGGGTGGAGTAGTTTCAAGCGTAGCAACAATTCCAAACTCAGGACTTACAAACTCAACAATTTCAGGCGTATCCCTTGGATCTAACCTAAATGCACTTACAATCGGAACTGGTCTTTCAGGAACCTCATACAATGGTTCGGGAGCAGTAACAATTGCCAATACAGGTGTACTTAGTGTAAATGGTTCAACAGGTGCAGTAACAGGAATTGCAACAACAGCATCACCAACATTTACAGGTACAGTCACACTTCCACTTACAACATCTGGATATGTTACAACCTCTGGTTCTGGTGTAATTAGCTCAGTTGCAACAATCCCAAATGCTGGTTTGACTAATTCAAGCGTTACTGTTGGTACAACAGCAATCGCACTTGGAGCTTCATCAACCACACTTGCGGGTCTTACATCTGTAACTTCAACAGGATTCACTGGTGCTCTTACTGGTAATGTAACTGGTAATGCTGATACTGCAACTAATCTTGCAACAGCACGTAATATTAACGGTGTAGCATTTGATGGTTCTGCAGCAATTACTGTAAAATCATCTACTACAAACGCCCTTACAATTGGAACGGGACTTTCAGGAACATCATTTGATGGTTCTTCAGGTGTAACAATTGCTATAGATTCAACAGTAGCTACATTAACTGGAACACAGACTCTTACAAATAAGACTCTTACATCTCCAACAATTGGAACAATTCTCAATACAGGTACTTTAACACTTCCAACATCTTCAGATACATTAGTTGGTCGTGCTACAACAGACACATTTACAAATAAAACATTTGATACTGCTGGAACTGGTAACTCATTTAAGATTAACGGAACATCAATATCTGCAGTAACAGGAACAGGATCAGTTGCCCTAGCAGCATCCCCTACATTTACTGGAACATTAAGCGCAGCAGCACTTTCAACAACTGGTAACGTAACAGTTGGTGGTAACTTGACAGTTAATGGTACAACAACCACAATTAACTCAACAACCCTTAACACAACAGAACAAGTTCTTGTTATTTCCAATACAGCTACTCCAACAGATGTAACTGCAAATGGTGCGGGAATTACAATTAAGGGTACTACAGATAAAACCTTTAACTGGTACTCATCAACAGGATCATTAACTTCATCTGAAAATATAGACATTGCTTCAGGTAAGGTTTATAAGATTGCAGGAACTCAAGTTCTTTCAGCATCACAATATGTTGGAAATGCAGCTACAGTAACAAATGGAGTTTATACAACTGACACAGGTACTGTGACAAACACCATGCTTGCTGGTTCTATTGCTAATAATAAGTTAACAAATTCAAGCATAACTGTAAATGGTACTTTAATAGCCCTAGGTGCTTCCGCTACAATAACTGCAGCAGCGGGAACTTTGACAGGATCTTCATTAAATGCAACAGTTACGGGATCATCACTTACATCTGTAGGTACAATTACTGCTGGTACATGGAACGGCACAGCAATTAATGCAACGTATATTGATACAGCAATTGCAAGATTGTCGGGACCAACATTTACTGGAACTGTAACACTTCCATCTACAACATCTATAGGAACAACAACATCAACAGAACTTGGATATGTTCATGGTGTAACTTCTGCAATTCAAACACAAATAAACTCAAAAGATAATGCAACATATACATTTGTAACAGATGCTACAACAGCAAGAACTATTTCAAGCTCAACAGATAAATATAACATGGTTAAGTTTACTGGATCGTCAGCAATTACTTTAACAGTTCCATCAGATACTGCTGATTCAAGCTTTGCCATAGGAGATTATGTTGATATAATTCAATATGGAACAGGTCAAATAACTACAGCAGCAGGTTCAGGAGCCACATTAGTTGCAACAGATTCTGCTTATAAATCAAGAGTACAATACAGCACTATGACATGTATAAAAATTGCAGCAAATACTTGGTTATTGACAGGGGATACAACAGCATAATGAAACATTTAAGAAGAGAATCAGTAGTTTCAAGATTAAAAGGATTAGCATCCATTTTAGATAATTTTAATAGATCAAATGGATCTTTAGGTTTTGGTGGCGGAACAAGTTCTGTTCCGTGGAAAACTGTTAGGGGTTCCTGGGGAATTACATCAAATGCTGCCGTAACTTCTAGTAATGCATCTGTTTACCCACTAGCAACTCTTCAATTTACAAAAACAGACGTTACACTAGGTATTGATGGAGTTACATACGGTGCGGGTACTGCATTTTGGGTAACAGATTCAAATAACTGGTGGGCAAGCTATTTAGATAACAATAATACTTGTTCTACTTGTGCTAATACATCAAATGTTGCTACATATGTAACAAATTCAACATATGTGCCAGCATCTGGAGGAAACTGCTCAACCTATACAACTAACTGTTCATGTTATAACCCAGGAAACTATGCTGGATACTATTATGCTCGTGGATGCGGAGCATCATCTTGTTCATATCCATACCAAACTCCTTGTTCTTCTTCATTTTGTGGTGGATCAACATGCTGCAGAGCTCAAATTTTTTATTATAATTTAGGAAATTGTTGTGGTTATTCTGCTTCATGCAGTGCTTATAACGCATATGTCCCAGCTTATACAACTTACTCCTATAGCCCATCAACATATAACGCAGTTACATATTATAGTTGTAATTGTGTTGACAATCCACGTGTAAATATAATTCAATCAGTAGCAGGAACAATAAGCAATATTGTAACATTTGCTTTATCTTCTGCTGCAGTAGGATTTAAAACAATTTTAAGTGGAAACAACGTAACTATTAGAGCTTATTCTAATAATCTCTACACAAATCAAATAGGATCAGATCAAACTCAAACAGTAACATCTCCTGTAAAAACAAAAACTCATGGAATATTAGTTGCTCCAACAACATATAGCCCAAGTCAAACATTAATAGTTGACAATTTCTCAGTTTCTTAATAATTTGACACTATATAGTAGTTAGGTATATAATAAGTATATGTCGGTATATAAAGAGTTTAAAAAAAATAAAAGGTCTGCTATTTTTGATAAAATAAACTTTGTTAAAAAAATAAAATATAATCTTGATTTATTAAGAAAAGCAAAACTAGCCCCAGATCCAATTAAAAATAGCATAACAGAAAATATAGCTTTTGTATTAGATGATGCTGTTGTTGACATTATTCATTGTCAACCTAAAATGGCAGCAATATTATTAAGTGAACCTAAAATTGTTAAAATACCATCAGGATCTGATGTAAAGATAGGTTGGGTCTATTTAAATAATAAGTTTGTTGACCCTAAAGATACAAGTATATTTAAAACTTTTCCACATGAAAGAAAATAATGATAAAAAAAAGATTTAAAAATAAAACATCCTTAGACCCATCAAAACCTGGAAATATTGATTTTATATTAATTAAAGAAAATCAAAACTATAATGATATAGAAGTTGATATAAAAAGAGCATCAGAGGTTATACCAAAGTGGTATAAAGATACCCCTTTGATTGTAGATATTGGTGATGGGCATGAAGATTTTTCTATGAAAAAATGTATTCCTGTTCTTGATTCCCTAAGTCTTGGTTACATGGTTGTAACTAAATATAATTATCATTTTAAATATGATAAAGAAAAAGAAGAATTTAGTGTAGAAATTTATGGAGCAAATAAAGAAGCAGTTCTTGAAAATGTGGTTAATGTAATACAAATGCACCCTGCAACACAAGCTCCAGAATTTCCATTTTCAGATGATTATTTTAAATATATATTTAAATGGAACTGTTCTTATATGATAAAAACACCCGCTGGGTATGGATGCTTATTTACTCATCCATTAAATTATTCATATTTGCCATTCTATACCCTTAGTGGTGTAGTTGATACTGATAAGTTTCCTTTTAGTGTATTATTTCCTTTTATAATGAAAAAAAATGATGAAAATTTTATTCCAGCAGGAACCCCAATAGCACAAATAATTCCATTTAAAAAAGAAGGTTGGAAATCTAAAGTTTTCAATAAAGTTCCAATTGATTTTGTTCATCAAACTCATCAAATAACAAGAGAATACATTGATGCAAGGACACCAGGTGGTCAACTTAAAGGTGGGATTTATCGAGAAAGATATAGAAATGTTAAAAAATATTTATAAAAAAAGGAGTAAGCTTTGAAGACTATAAAATTTAAATTAAATAGTAATCAATATCAACATGGTAAAGATTTTGATATAGAAAAACCATGTCCAGCAGATAATAAAATTCCTTCTTGGTGGACTGAAGGTGAAAGTTTTCTTAGCAGAACAACTGGCAAGTTAAATATTATGAAAAAAGAAGATAGAATTGCTGGTATGAAAACATGCATGCCATTTTTAGACCCATTAGTTTCTGGATATCTTCTTTTGTCTTGGAGAAGCGTTGAAATATATGAAAATGAAAATAATGTAATAAAATTTAGATATGTGATAAAAAATGAAAATGGAGAATGGGTAGAAGATTATTCAGAAAATCCTTATACTTTAATAGAAGAAAGGCCAGCAGACTTAGGCTATACTATTCCAAGACCTCAAGGTTATTCTTTTAATCAAATGGTTTGGAATTCACCATGGGGCATAGGTTTGCCAAAAAAATGGAGTCTTTTAATAACTCATCCATTTAATCAATATCAATTGCCTTTTGTAACTAGCACTGGAATTGTAGAAAGCGATATTTTCCATGGCAATGGAAAATTGCCATTCTTTTTAAAAGAAGGTTGGACGGGTGTTATAGAAAAAGGAACCCCATTAGCACAATATCTTCCAATAAAAAGATCAACATGGATTGCAAGATACTTTAATTCTTTAGAAGCAAAAGATGTATGGATAAATCAAGAGTTAAGATCAGTGTCTTATGGATATTATAGATCTAAAATTTGGATTAAAAAGAAGTATTTAGGTTACTCGAAAAAGGATGAATAATTTTATAAAATGTCAAAATATATTAATGAAGAAAATAATTTTGTTCCAGAAAATACTATAGTTTTTTATGGAGACGATAAAAATTTAGAACAAAATAATAATTGGAAAATTTCTGACGTTGTTGAATCTTTAATTGGTAAAAGTCAAAGAGATCAATTTCGTGATCACGCATATCTTTGTTTACCACTAACAATAGCAAATCAATATGGATTTGTTATAAAATCAACAAAAGATTTTACATTGTTCTATCCAGGTGGCAATCAAAAAGTTTTGATAGATTTAAAAGGTGCACAAGAACATGATAGTAAAACTGATATACAAAATTTTTTTACAAATTTTGAATCGGGTATACTTTCAGTATCTAATCATTTTCATCTAAGAACACCACCAGGAGTAAATTTAATGACTATTCAACCACCAAATTATTTTATTCCTGGATTACATGTTATGACTGGTGTTGTAGAAACAGATAATTTAAGAAGAGGGTTTACTTTTAATTTACAAGTAACTACACCAGGGGTAAAAATAAAAATAAAAAAAGGTGATTGGTTGTCTGCTTTTATTCCTATTCCCAGATACTATGTTGATAATTTTAAATTAATTGAAGCTGAAAGTTTTTTTGATGATAATACAATGCAACTTGAAAGAGCTTCAATGATTAGGGCTGAATATGAAAGACAATCGGGGGATTTTAAAGAAAATCTTGAAAAAGGAATAAAAAACCCCCTTTTAGCTGGAACAGGAAGAAAATATTTTAAGGGCATTTTCCCTAATGGGAAAGAGTTTCCAGATCATCAAAAAAGAATAACTGGGCAATAACAGATATCTGATATAATAGTATAGGAGAAAATATATGAAAAAAATGATTGCTTTTTTTGGTACAAATTGTGAGCATTCTCAAGCAATGGCAGTTGATTTTTATGAATTTCTTGAGGATAATAAAGATGTTGTTGTAGAAACCCACGAAGCTGGGGTCAGTAGTGATTTGGCAAAAAGCTTAAAGGTTTTTATGGTTCCATCATTTATTATGATGGAAGACGGCAAAGAATACTGTAGGGCTATAGGAAAACAAAAGAAACAAGAGCTTTTTGATTTTTATCATCATGATTGTGTTAAGGAATAGTTAAATGACAGATAGACCAGCCAGACCTTGGGATCTTTTTAATAAAAATATTGGAAGAGTTCAAAATGAAATTGCAAAAGAAAGAATGGACATATGCAATTCTTGTCCAGAATTAATTAAATTAACTAAGCAATGTAAAAAATGTGGATGTTTTATGGAAGCAAAAACTAAGCTTCCAAATGCATCTTGCCCGTTAGGAAAATGGGGAGAAGTAATAGTTAGATTAGAGGAGAATTAATATGGAAAATATGGTTTCGTTAGCAGTAATAGTAGATGGAAAAGTTCAAGAAATTTTTAAATGTGATGAAAGGTTTGGAGCAATACTTTTAAGTTCTCCTATTATAGTTGATGTAACAGGAAAAGATGAGTTTATAAATCAAAGAGGATTGTATTATGATGAAAAAGCAAACTTGTTTTATAAAAAAATTGATTTAGCAAATCAATATCGAACAGGAATTAGGGTTTATCCTCATGAAGATGGTGAATATGATCATTCTGCTGCAGAAATTCTTTTTGATGATTATATAAGCAAAAGTAAAAGTATTGCTCATGGAGGAGAAGGAATTATTTTTGATTTAAATGAAGAATCTTCAAGCAATTAAATTATTTATTAAATTTTTTAGGTATAAAGTTTTTATTATTTGCACCAATATTTAAATCAACATCTGCATATTTTTCATATTTTTTTATTTTTAATTGATTTTCTTTGTTATTCATAAACGCTGACCATTTTTCTGCCATTTTTTTATATAATTCTTTTTCATCAATAATATCGGTAGCAAAAGATCTGATTCCAAATTTATCTTTTTTCATTTCATTTGAATAATAATGACACAAAGGTATTTTACCATTATAAAAACAAATTGAAAAACCATTATTTATTAAGTTAATAGATTGCAATATTTCTTCTTCCCAAAAAATGCTATTTGATTCCAAGCCAATATTGTAAGCAAAATTTTTTGCGCCAAACATAAAAGCAGCAGAAATTTTATGTAATGGATAAATATTGCTTAATCTTTTTTTAGTTTTTGATTCTTTTCTTAATTTATTAAAATTATTATCTATAAACTTAGGAATCATTTCTTTATACATTTTATTTTTAATTTTATAAAAATCTTTATTATTGCTTGAATTAATTAAATAATCATTATTTAAATATTGTGGATATTTACATTGTTTATGATGCCAAAAAGATTTTTCTGCTTGTTCATTAAAATATCCATAAGCAGGAGGTAAACCACTAAGAACAACCAATTTATTTTTTGTAACAATTTTTGCTCTACGGTGTATATTAATTAATTTTTTATCCCAATTTTTTAATAAAAAAGTATGTGAGTCTATTTGCAATAAATAATCCTCATTATTATACATTGAATAAGCAAGATGTCTACCTTTTCCAACACCTATATTATTTTCAAATTTAAAAAAACTTAATTTTACATTTGTATATTTATATTTAATTAATTGCTCTTTTATAAAAGACATAAAATCTTCGTTTCCAATTATAGCTATTCCTATAGTAATCTTATTTTTACCAGAACTATTATCATTAATGCATCTTATTGTTTTTATTAATTCTTGATCGTAATTTAAACACGGAATTGACACATAAATACTCATTTAAATACTTCTTTCCCTTAGCATGCATATATATTATACCATGTGATATAATATAATAACTAGAAAGGTTTTAATATGTCAATATACATATCTATCCCAACTTTAACAGATAATCAGTTAATTTATACCATACAAGATATTTTTAATAATGCATCAAATCCAAAAGATATACATGTTGGAATAGCGTTTATGACAGATGAATCATATTATCTAAATTTTTTAAAAAAAATAAAAAAATATAAAAATATAAAAACAAAACATTTTGACGTTAAAACTAATGTTGGGGTAGGCTTGGGCAGACATAACGCAGCCTCAATGTATGACAATCAAGATTATATATTGCAAATAGATTCACATACACATTTTACAAAAAACTGGGATAGTCTATTGTTAAAAATGTATGATCAAGCGTTAGAAGAAACTAAAAACAAAAAAACTATATTGACTGCATATCTCGCACCATTTCTTCATAGTTCAAACGGTGAAAGAATTTTAGTAAGAAAAAGTCCAGGGTATCCTGTGTTTCAAAAAGAATTTTGGGACAATACAACAAAAATACCTAGATGGACAGATTACATGATTTCTGATTTTCCAGACAGTCTTAAGACAAATAAAAAATTTATTCCTTGTGTAAAGTTTAATGCAAATTTTGCTTTCGGCAATAAACATTTCGCATTAGATAATCATTTGGATAAAAATGTTATTTTTATGGAAGAAGAAATAGTTCAGACTATAAACCTATTAGGTGATGGATTCTCTTTAGTTTTTCCAAATCAAACAATTCCATGTTATCATCTTTATGATAATATAAAAGAAAATATAAAAGAATCTTATAGAAATTCTATATATGATTTATATGATGAATCAAAATTTCCAATATCAATAAAAGAAAATTTTAATAATTTTATTAATAATCCAGATAATTTTAAAAAAATTAAAATTTTTGAAAAATATTCACAAGTTGATTTAAAAAATGGAGCAAGATATAGCTGGTATACACCAAAGGAATATAACTATGACTAAAAAATTTTTTATAAATACGCCACCAAGAACTGGCACACATATGCTTGCAAATTCTATTTCAAAATCTTTAAATATACCATTTTTAATAGTAAAAGATTTTCAAGAAGAATTTACTTTTGAAAAAATTAAAAAAGAATTTTTAAAATATCCAGAAAAAAATTTTATAGAAGATCATATTTTTGGCGGGCACGGCAAAAAGCAAGACTGGTCTGAAGCATTGGGTCAAGAATATAAAATTATAACAGCAGAAAGACACCCACTTGGGCAAGCAGTTTCTATTTTAAAATATATTAAAGTTAGATTTGATCAACTTCAAAAAGCATATGATGAAAATAGAATAGTTGGAAGTGAAAGTCAAGTTATGTCTTCAATAAAAGATTTTTTAAGATGGTGTCCAGAAATAGAAGGCGACGAAATGATTTTACGCAGCATTGATCCTAATTCTGAACTTTTTATATCTTATGTTTTATCCGAAAGATTTAATAATTTAAGATCAATAACAAATGATTGGTCTAATGGTCAAAATGTAATAAATTTTGACAAAATATTAGTAAAAGATAAAAATGAAATTAACAAATTAAATGATTTATGCGGAGCTAATATAGAAATAATTGATATTAAAAACGTTAAAAAACATTTTTCTCAGAGGCTTTATACTGGAAATGTTAATTATTGGAAAAGTGTAATTTCTCAAGAAACAGCAGATAAAATTGCTCCATTTTTTCCAGAATATGATTTTGAAACTTTTAAAAATACTTCTGAGATTGGCAATTTAATATTTAAAAATAGTTTTGATGATATTATTTCTAAAGGGTTTGATATATGATAGTGCAGATTATAGGATTGCCAGGAAGTGGTAAAACAACTCTTGCAACTGCCCTTGCAGATAGAATTAATGCAGTGCATTTAAATGCAGACTATGTAAGATCAACTATAAACTCAGATCTTGGTTTTACTATTGAAGATCGTATTGAACATTCCCGTCGCATGGGAGAGATAGCAAAAATGCTTTCTAAACAAGGACTTAATGTTGTTGTTGATTTTATTTGCCCAACACCAGAAACAAGAGAATCCTTTGGTAAGCCAGATATACTTGTTTGGATGAATACAATTGAAGAAGGTCGTTTTGAAGATACAAATAAAATGTTTGTAAAGCCAGATAATTTTGACACTATGTTTGATTCGCATGATATGGATGCATACCAAAAATCTATTTATATTATTAATAAATTTAATTTACACGATTGGTCAGCACCAACAACTTTGATGTTGGGTAGATATCAACCATGGCATGAAGGACATCATGCCTTATATGAAGAGGCGGAAAAAAGAACAGATCAAGTAATGCTTGGGGTTAGAAATACATATAACACAAGCCCTAAAGATCCATTGACATTTGATCAAGTTAAGGGTTATATTGCACAAGATTATTTTATGAAAGATGCAATGGTTGTAAAAATGCCTAATATTACTAACATTGTATATGGGCGAGATGTAGGATATAAGATTGAACAAGTATCGTTAGGAGCAGACATTGAAGCTATTTCAGCTACTGAAAAACGCAAGCAACTCGGTCTTTAAGTTTATATGGGCGGGAATGGAAGGCATAGGAGATGCAGAAGAAAGATTATGGGCAACACCAGTGGATAGGAAACCAATTATGTGGGTATCACATGCAAGATCATTTTTAAAAGCAGTAAGTTGGAGATTTTTTGGCAATCTAATCTCTTGGATAATTATTTATGAATTAACTCACAAAGCTAAATTGGCATTTATTGCCTCTGGTATAGAGTTAGTTGTTAAGATTATTCTTTATTATGCTCACGAACGTGTTTGGAATAAAGTTAAATGGGGCAGGGAATAGTTTAAAAAAATAGCAGTCAAATGTTCAAAAATTACGTTTTCAACTAAAAGAATGGTAGTATACCTATATGGGAAAGATGAAAATAACGCCTGTTGAGGAAGTTAATTGGGGATTATATTTATGGCAGATGCCAGATGAATCCTTGGTTATGGATGATGAGGGTGGCTATCTTTCAATCCCGTCCATTCGTGGGGATATTCGTCAGATTAAAAAGCTGAAGGATGCTGCAAAACATTACGGTTTAGATGAAGGAAAGCCTATTTTCTTTTCTGGCCATCGCCACGTTACAGACGAAGAGTTAGCAGAACAAAAAGCTCGTGGGGAAATGGGAATGATTCCAGACTCACAAGACCTTCCAGCAATGATGGAATATGTTAAAGAAGTAAGAGAAATGGGGCTTGCATAATGGATCACAGAGTCAGTATTTTAGATGATGAAGATGAGTCAAATGTAGTACAAGTTAAATCTAATACTGATTTTGGAATTGGTAATGGATCTTCAGAAGCATTTGATGACCCGTTCTCTAAGTCGTGGGATGAAATCAAAAAGTCGGAGGGACTTGGAGAGAACTTTAGACGCAAAGCATCTAGATTAGAAAAAGCATTTACAGGTATGGATGATGCAAAATCTAAGAAACTTGATCCACTTGATTTAACTGGTTATTCATTATTCCAAATTGTACAACCTCCATATAACATGCTTTATTTAGCACAGCTTTATGATATATCTCCATATCATCATTCAGCAGTTAATGCAAAGGTAGCCAACGTAGTTGGACTAGGATATAAATTTGAAGAAACATTTAAAGTTACACAAAAAGTTCAAGATGTAATTGATGATCCAAAAAAGCTTGATAAACTTCGTACAAAAATTGAAGCAGGTAAAGTAGAGTTAAGAGAATATCTTGAGTCAATGAACTCAGACGACTCTTTCTTAGAAAACATGAAGAAGGTTTATACAGACCTAGAAGCCACTGGTAATGCCTATCTAGAAGTCGGTAGAACGGCTACTGGAAAGATTGGATACTTAGGTCATATCCCAGTAACAACAATGCGTATACGCCGTCACAGAGACGGTTTTGTGCAAGTTGTATATAACCGTTACACATTCTTTAGAAACTTTGGAGATACAACAACTCCAGATCAAATTGGTACAGACCCACAACCAAATGAAGTAATTCATTTTAAAAAGTTTACTCCATCAAATACATACTATGGAATTCCAGATATTCTTTCTGCAAAGAATGCAGTTGCTGGTGATGAATTTGCACAGCGATTTAACTTAGATTATTTTGAGAATAAAGCAGTTCCACGTTATATCATTACAGTTAAGGGTGCTAAGTTAACTGCTGATTCAGAGCGTAAACTTCTTGAATTTTTCCAAACAGGACTTAAGGGCAGAAACCATAGAACTCTTTACATCCCGCTTCCTTCAGATGGAGATCAGGGTCGTGTTGAATTTAAGATGGATCCAGTTGAGGCGGGAATTCAAGATTCTTCATTCAATCAATACGCAGTAGAAAACAGAGATCGTATTCTTATTGCCCATAGAGTCCCAATTTCTAAAATTGGTATGCCTGCAGGTGTTTCATTGGCTAATGCAAAAGATGCAGATAAGACATTTAAAGAGCAAGTTTGTCGTCCTATGCAGGAAGAATTAGAGCATAAATTAAATCTAATTATTAAAGAATTTACAGACGCTTTTGTGCTTAGATTCAATGAATTGGCACTTACAGATGAGGAAACTCAATCAAGAATTGACAGTGCATATTTGGTTGATAAGGTTATCCTTCCAAATGAAGTTCGTCAGAGAATGGGTCTTGCCCCAATTGCTGGTGGAGATGAGCCTCTTGACCTTAATGCAAAAGACGGGGCTGAAATGAAGATGCAAGAAAAAGGCACTAGAGCTAGGGATCAAGAAAGAAAAGTAAATGCTACTGATAAAACAAATAGTGCCAGAAATGCTCAAGGAGAAGGTAGAAAACAGGATTAGTATTAACTGATAATTATGAGTTCATTATAATTAGTGATACTATTTATTTACATATGGATATTCAAAAGACTTATTGGCAAAACAGCGAATCATCAATGGCCTTGTCCTTTCCAATTGCAAAGGTAAACAAGGAGAAGAGAACTGTCTCGGGATTTGCGTCATTAGACAACGTTGATCGTCACGGAGACATTGTAACATCTGAAGCAAGCAAGAAAGCCTTTGAAAATTTCAGAGGTAATATTCGTGAAATGCACGGACCATCTGCTGTTGGTAAGATGATTGATTTTAAGGAAGACTCTTTCTTTGATAAGAGTACTGGAAAGAAATATAATGGTGTTTATGTAACTGCCTACATCTCAAAGGGTGCACAGGATGCATGGGAAAAAGTTCTTGATGGAACATACTCGGGCTTCTCAATTGGCGGGAATATCGTAGATGCAAAGATGGAAAAAGCAGACGACGGATCAGAAGAAAGAAGAGTAATTCATAACTATGATTTACATGAACTTTCATTAGTAGATTCTCCTGCAAATCCACTTGCTAATTTTTTCTCTATTCAAAAGATGGCAGCAAATGTAGTAACAGAGAATGTGTTCTGGTGTAAGCAAGATGAAGTAGCATCAACAACAACATCTGTTTCAAAAGATTGTGTTGTATGCGGAACATCAATGACTAACATTGGATGGGTAGAACAATCAGATGTAGAAAAGTTTGAAGCAATTGAAAAAGTAATTGATTCATATTTTAAGAAGGACGATGCTCCAGGTCCAGATCACGGTGCTTTAGAAACAGCAG